GCATAAGCATCAGCAGCATAAGCAGCATAAGCATCAGCAGCATAAGCAGCATAAGCATCAGCAGCATAAGCAGCATAAGCAGCATCAGCAGCAGCAGCAGCAGCAGCATCAGCATCAGCATCAGCATCAGCAGCATAAGCAGCAGCAGCAGCAGCAGCATCAGCATCAGCATCAGCATCAGCATAAGCAGCATAAGCAGCATAAGCAGCAGCAGCAGCATCAGCAGCGCCGTTACGGGCCTTTCGCACTTCATCAATCGTCGCGTTGCCTTCGATCCATGCTTCTGTCGTTTCGATGCACAGACGTGGCCGATCCTCGCCTTCTGGCACGAAGCGGAGTGCGGTACGAGCGCAATCACACGCAATCCGTACCAGTGTCTTGTGGTCAACGCCGCGCCGCGTCGCATACCAAATCATCCAATCTGGACGATCACACGTCAGCCACGCCTGCTCTGCGTCCGTTTGCGTAATAAGCCAGCGCATAGCGGAAACGCACGCGTCGTTGCGCTTCCCGAATTCGATCACGTTCTGAATGGTCATACCGCACCTCGGATAATATCAAGCTTCCGCGTCAGTTCCGCGATCTCCGCATTCGCCGCGTTCAGCTTCTTCTCAAGCTCTGCCGCAAGCTCTAGCGCCGTGTCATCTACGGCTGGTGGCATCTCGCCGGCCATGCTGTTGAGCCACGCAACGGCTTGCGCGTATTCCTTCGGATCGCGTGCCTTCGTAAAATTGACGATCTTGTTGCGCGGGTGCTTCGTGGCCGGATCAATCTCAAGGATCGATGTGTAGAAGCGGAGCGCGGGCGATCCTTCCTGATTGCCGGTATGCGCGATCAGGATCATACGTTTACTGAGATAGAACTCGCCAATCCGTGCAAGCTGCGGCGCAATAGGCGTGGCAACAACGGCGTGGACTGGCGCGGCTGCCGTGATCGGCGAGGCCTGTGGCGCTTCTGACGGCGTGCCTAATCGCCAGCCGTTGACCGTCTGATACGCCAACCCATCGCGCCGCCAAACCTTGAGTATCCAGCCTGACGATTTGGGATCAATCCCCAGCACTCCGGCAATGTCCTTGCCAGTGAACTCCCGATCTCCCAATGCCGCCTTGACTTTCTCGAAATCCGCCTGTATCATGGATTTACCTCTTTCTTTCGCTACGAGCCGTTAGCCTTGCGCTGGCGGCTCTTGGCTTGCCATTGCCTTGTAAATACCACACTCATTGATGCCCACATTCGCAGAGCTTATCATCGCCATAATTCTTGTCATACGAGATTGGCCGATACAACACGACGCGCTCATAACCGAGCGCCTTCAAGATGGACTTGCCAGGATCGCGCCGGCCTGCTAACACGTCACGAATGTACTGAACGGATATGCCCCACTCGGCAGCAAGCGCGGTCTGCGTTTTGGCGCGCTGTACCGCGTCCTCCAATAGTTCCCGAATGTACGCCGCGTTTTCCATAGTCAACTCCGCTATAACGCTTATCTACGATAGCGGTAGTATACACTACTTGTAAGACACTTGTCAAGTGACAAAGCAAAGCCCGCGCAAGGCGGGCGATTGCGAGGGGTGGAGCTGGGCTACAGGACTGAAACGCTCATCAGCACATTGATCGGCCCGCGCTGTTTGCGCTGGTGCAAGTCCATCAGGTAGCGGTCATCTATCCCAAACGCATCGCAGAACGCATCTATCAACAGCTTGGCTTTGCCGTCCAAGTCCCATACCAGCATATTCGGCGCGGTGTAGGTCACGTTAATGATGAATGGCACTTTGGGCGCTATGTCAAAGCCCTGTAGCCGGCCCGCGCTGCGGATAACAAATACTGCTCCATCTTTCCAGGCCCGCGCGCTATTACTCAGCACACGGCGGCTCACGCCTTTAATCGTGACCGTGTTATAGGCGTTATTCAGCGACGGTGGCATATCCGAGAGCGATACGAGGTATGTTTGTGCCATGGTAGTAATCCTCCTAAATTGGGGTATTGACATTAGGTACTAGGTAGTATATAATGACTTCAAGTTAGAAACGTAGTAAGAAAGAGGCAAGGCGATGTTCAAAGTCAACGACTACGTGTTCATCATTCCGACGGGCGATCCGATGATTGACGCTTTTCTCGACCAGCAGATGACGATATCTGACATTATCCGCACGCCGTATGAGACTGTTGTCAGCCCCTCGTCTGGCGCTCATTACACGAGCTGGTTCAATCGCTACGAACTGACAAACGCGGCGGGCGAGAGTATCACGGTGATTGACGGCGAAATGGAGAAGGGAGAGCGCCTGAATGGAAGCTAAGAGGCGCGGGCGCAAGCCCGTTGAGCGCGCTCCTGACGATCAGATCGTCCATATCAACGTGACACTCCGAGCAAGCGATGTAAAATATCTGCTCACGCTTAACCCTAAGAACGTATCCGCTGCCGTTCGAGATGTGATTGACGAGGTTAGAGGAACGAACTAGCTAGTACAATGCCCCTGGCAAGTTGCCAGGGGCATTGTTATGCGTCCTATTCCCCATCGTCCTCAACGAGTTCGGCCTGCTCTGCCGCCTCATCGAACATATCAAACATGTTCGGCTGGGCTTTCTCACGTTCCGCGCGCTCCAAGTTCAGCACGGCTTGTTTGTAGTAGCTGCCTTTCAGCTCTGCCCCCACAAAGCGCCGGCCTTGCTTGATACTCACGAATCCTTCACTCCCAATTCCCATAAACGGCGAAAGTACCAGATCGCCGGGATTTGTCCACATCTGCACCGCCCGCTCGATCACGTCAAGCTGCAATGGGCAAATATGTTTCTCATCCGCGTTCTCCCGTGCGCTGGCCTTCTGAAGCGTGTTGCTCTGATTGATATCGAACCAGACCGGACTGGCGTAGCGTTGCCACACCTCGATGCTGTAGCGCTCTGGACTGCTGCCATCGGCGGGCGGCTCTTCGCCGACGTAGTACGTGAACGGCCCTGCGACCGGCTTCTCGTTTACACCGGGCTTTTTCATCGTCACGAGATAGTCCGGTATGCCCTGCCGGCTCATCGTGCTATCTTTCTTGATCTGCTTGTGCAACAGGCCGATAGCTTTCGTGCGTTGCATGGCCGTCACCGGGTCTTTCCAGATAACGACCTCGCTATGAAAATGGAATCCGTCTTCCTGATGAATGCGGATCAAATCGCCACGGAAGTCTTTGAGGCCGATAAATCCGTCATGCGTCTTGCTGGCCGGCAGCAGCATACAATGGAAGCTGAGTAGTCGCCCTGGCTTCATCACACGAAAGAGTTCTTTCGTCAGATAGCGATAGTGCGAACTAAACTCTTCGTATGTTGACGAGTTCCCCATATCGCGCTCTGATGCCGAATATGTGTACAACGAGGCGAATGGCGGAGAATAAATCGAATAGTCAACGGAGTTATCCGGCAAGCTCCGCAACACCTCGATACAATCCCCCAGGTACGCGGTGTAGTTTGCGCCCGTGGTCACATTCGTGTTGTAATCGACCTTGTGCTGACTAAGCCCGCGCACATTCGCCGTATTCAAGTCCTTCATCTGCCCGATCATAGCATCAGTCATCTTCTCGTGATCCTTTCGCTTGCGCTCAATGTTGCGCACGACTGCGCCTTCGAGTTCGCTCGTGATGATATAGATATGGCACTCGTGCTGCTGGCCGTAGCGATGGATTCGATGAATCGCCTGATCGATCTCTTCAAAGCTATCGGACAGTCCGACGAATGCCGCATTGTGGCAATGTTGCCAGTTCATGCCAAAGCCGAATATCGACGCCTTGCTGACCAGCACGCGCACCTTGCCGCTGATAAAATCAGCAGCAGCACGCTCTTTGTGATCCGTGCTATCGCTGCCGGATACCTCCACGGCATCGGGGATAGCCTTTGCCAGCGCCTCAGATTCGACATTCAGATTGCACCAGACAATCCAGCTCTCGGCACTGGCATTCACCAGATCGGCAGCAGCCTTGACGCGATCTACCAGGCTGATCTTGCGCGCGTTGCGCCGGTCAACGAGCGACAGCGCCTCGACGGGGAACAGATACAGTTGTGCGGCATCGGGTGCTTGCTCCTGATGCTCAATCGTGACTGTGATCTGATGATACGTGAGCGGCGGCAAGTCAAATCCCTCGTTCGAATAGCCCAGGTCGCTTGGCGTGCGGAGCATGACTGCCCAGCTACATACCCAGGCCCAAAATTCCTTTTCAGCATGGCCTTTCAGCCGCCACGCGCTCGTATCGCCGCCGTCGTGTACGAAGAACGTTGACAGCATCTCCGTGCGGCTCATAATGCCGAGAAATTCCGCGTGGCTGCCTAATTCAACGTGGTCATTCGGAGCTGGCGTAGCCGTACACGCCAAGCGGTACGGCGTGCGGGCGAAGGCCTCGATAATCGCCGTGCGTGTCTTGCCGTCGTAGCTCTTCAATATCGAGCTTTCGTCCAATACCACGCCTGCGAAATGTGACGGCTCAAAGTGTGGCAACATCTCGTAATTCGTGATATTGATCCCTGGCTTGACATCGGCCTGCGACCGGCACACGTTGACCGGAATGCCGAATTTCTCGCCTTCACGCCGCGTCTGCTGTGCCACGGCCAAAGGTGCGAGGATCAGCACATCGCCGCCCGTATGCCGGCATACCTGATCGGCCCATGCGAGTTGCATCGGCGTCTTGCCTGTACCATAGCGCGTAAACAGCGCGGCGCGACCACGCTTGCACGCCCAGTTCACAATGTCAAACTGATAATCAAACTTACCAGAGAGCGCATCTGGTATCTCGCCAGCATCAAAGCCGGCAGGCGCGGCCACGAGCCGCTTGGAATTGAGGAACGCTTGATACTCGTCAACGGGCGTGATGGGGGACACATCGGCCTTTGGATTTTTCGCCATGAGGATCGCTCCTTGGTGTAGGCGCATACGTGATGCGCTGTACCGATAAAAGATTAATCGTAGTTATCGCATTGGCAACGCGGATCAGCCGCGCCGCAGCTCAGGCAGTAGTATGCCCGTAGCGCATCGAAAAAACTCGCGCGTTTACTATCGTTCAGCGCCTTTATCCAATCAAGCACGTCTTGAGCACTTACGGGCTTACTGTACTGCATCAGAGCGAGTACGATGGCGCTTGTCATGGATTCTTGATCGGCACACTGATCATAGACTGACATAATTGATCGTGCTACGTCCTCCGCATTTCGCATCGTGACACCTCTTTCTATCTATCGAATACTGCCCTATTGTATCACGCTAGTTACAACGTGTCAACGCGCGCTTTGCTGGCTTCGCTGCCCCATCCCTCCGGAAAGCGCTTCATAAGTTTGTCGATATTCGCTTGCATTACATCGCTCATTGGTACGCCGATCAGCGTGCAAAGCGCCGCGTTGTACCAGTCGTTATCGCCCAGCTCTTTGACCATATCGACACTGACATAGCGCCCGTCTGGTAGCTTGCTGATTGTCTCCATTACCTCGCCAGCCTCGCCGCCCAGCCCAAGCGCGCACCAGATAAGCATCTGGTCATTGCCGGATAGCCGATATTCGCGCCTGTCATGCCCGCCGACTGACGTAACGCGCAAGTCGATATC